CACCTTCCCCGGCAAGATCCAGCTTTTCCATATATTCCTGTAATTCTTCTTTACAGGTAATCTTCCTGTCCGACTGCACCTGGTCATCACATTGTATAATGTGGATATTGACTCTCTGAAAAAAGCTCTCTGCTTCACTTAAAATGCCATAGGTCTCCTCCAGGAATTTTTTTACCAGATCTCCTGAACAGGACATGGAAGTATCGATCACGATTGCAAAATCCTCCACTTTTTTCACTTCTTTCCACTCCTGCGGCTCGATCAGAGGCATATTTCCATAAAGGCGCAATCCATAACTGTAAAATACATAATCAAAGCTGTCATCATCCACGGTAACCTCTTCCTTCAGCACAGCAAATTTGCGCAGAAAGCTGCGGTAGTCATATCGCTGTCGGTTCTCAACCCGGACCTGATCCAGAAAATGCCCGGTATTTGATGCTGCTTCTTTCGAAAAAGTTTCCATATCGGTCTGCATTTTCTCGCTGATATCCTGCCACCTCTGGTTCATCTCACTTTTCCGGTCATCATCCTCATCTTTTGCCCAGTACTTGTGATCATCCACGGTAAATTCCCGAACCATGCGCTCCATTTCCCGGTTTGAAAGCTTCCATCTTACCAGTACTCCATAAATTTTTTCCGCTGTAAATACCTTGATTTCCTCTTTCAGATCCCGGTAGGTTCTCTGTCTGATCCAGGACTGGCTTTTTCGTATATTCTGGAGGTTCCAGTCATCAATCACAGATTCTACCGCAATATCCGCCGCCAGGTTCCATACAAGCTCTTCCCGTCCATTTCTGCGAAATACATGTCGGAAAATGCAGTGCAGAACCAGATGTAGATAGGCGCGGTTTACCCAGATCCGGTTCTGCCTGTACTCACCTCCCAGCATCTGCCCGTTAAAATACATTGTCTCTCCGTCTGTAGCAAGAAGGTCTACCGAAAAATCCTGTACATAATAAAACGCCGAAAGCGCCACATCCATAAATCTCATCTTCATATACAGTTCGTTCCTCGTCAGAACCAGTATTTTATGTCCGATTTCTTCCAGACCCTGTTCTAATGACATTTCTTCCAATCTTTCCACCTTCTTTTACAATACAAACTTTTTCTTCTTTTTTGGAAAACTACGGTAACGCTCGTCCATCAAAATAGCTGAAATCTCGGTCTGTCCTGCATCTGCCGCATAAGTAATCGTTTTTCCCAACGCTTGTTCATCAAAATAATGCTCTCTGCAGCAAAAAAGCAGAACCTCCTGCGGATCTCCGGCGGCGATTTCGCGTCTTTCTTTCACCGCATGGATACAGCTTTCTCCAATTTCTTCCATATGCGCCTTTACATAATTTTCATAGCGCAGCTTCGCCGCATCTTCCAGCTTCCACGGATATCGCAGACGCGTCAGAGCCACACTGAAAATTGCCTCTTCCGAATCTCTTGCTTCAGAAAGTGCAAACAGCCGGTCGTATTTTCCATAATCCAGTTCCCGCCGGTAAAAGCACTCCCTGTACTCTCCACCGGAACCATAATAATGCGTCTCCACGATCCGCGCCGGCGTATTTTCCACCGCATCTGCGTAATATTCCGGAAACAGGATCTTCGTCTCCGTTCCCTGATAACGCAGTGTTGCAATGGTCTGATACCGGATCTCCGTCAGAATTTCCTTAAGACAGGACTTATTTCCATCCATAAAATCAATCTCCACCTTCTCCAGACGACATCCGGTAAATACCCCGCTACCCATCCGCACGATTGCATCTGTCCCATGGAAAAGTTTCAGATTCATACATCCATAAAACGCATAATTTCCAATTGACTGTACGGTAGACGGAAGATGGATCTCCCTTACTATTCCACCACAGCAGAGTTCTTCCGGCTGCGCAAAACGATCATCCTCTTCATCTGTCTCTGTCTGATAAACAGATGCATTTTTCTCTTCTTCATCTTTATGCAGTGAAAATGTATATGGAGCAATGCGGATGACAGGAATTCCCTCTATCTGCTCCGGTACTTTTATGATTCCTGAATCCTGCCAGATCCTGAGAATTTCAAGTCCGTTTTCTATTTTCTGATATTGTATCTTCATAAATTTCACTCCTGAAATTGATTCTGTCTGTTCTATCCAATTAAGGATTATAGCAAAAAAAAGCAGATTTTTCCATTATCCACTTCACACAATATATCGAAATTTCACGAAATGTATCGTTATGAACAAAATTATTTACATATCTATAGAATTCCTTTATTCTATAGTTAGATAGTCGGTATGAATATTTGAAGGAGGTACTTATGTATGACGTCAGGCATGTATTAAGAAAAGCCGGTCTCCGTTCCACCTACTCTGGTTATAACTATCTTGCTTCAGCAGTCGCTCTCGTTCTCAAAGATCAGGAATTTTATATGAAGAACGTAACCTCTAATCTCTACCGTGTTGTCGGCGAGCAGTATGGCGTTTCCAACATGTGCGTTGAAGCTGCCATCCGCACAATGATCAACAGTTATTGGAATCAGAATTCCAATAAAATTTTAAGCCCGCTGCTTGGTTATCCTGTATTTGACAAACCGACCGCATCCGAATTTATTTCGATGCTGGCTGATTATATCCAGGATCATTCCTCTCGTTAATTATTAGATACTGGTAGAACTTATGCATTATCGCATATCAGCATGGTATATACAGAATAACATTAGTAGGCAGGCATTTAAAAAAGGTGCAGCCTATGAGGTTGCACCTTGTTTATCGAACCGGATTTTTATAACATATTTTTTATAATTGGGGACGTTTTTCCATACTCGCTGTTTTAGTTGCCACAGCTACAATTTGAATCCTTATCAAACTCCGGATTGATTGCATAAAAGTTCTTACTGTTCAGATTATCCTGAACGATTCTTAAACTTTCTCCAAATCTTTGGTAATGTACAATTTCCCGTTTTCTTAAAAACCGAATTGGATCACATACTTCCGGGTCTTTTACAAGCCTTAAAATGTTGTCATACGTCGTCCTGGCTTTCTGTTCCGCAGCCATATCTTCATGTAAATCTGTAATTGGGTCACCCTTGGACTGAAAATAAGTTGCTGTCCACGGTGTTCCACTGGCTGCCTGCGGCCAAAGTGCAAGTGTGTGGTCCACATAATATTTATCAAAACCAGAAGCCTTAATTTCCTCCGGAGATAAATCCTTGGTAAGCTGGTAAACAATGGCACATATCATTTCCATGTGGGCAAGTTCGTTTGCACATACAAGATGGAAGTATTTTCTTCCTTATTTATAATAGGATATTAACACATCTTCTTATGAATTGACAGCTTATTATTTTATCCTAAGTTTCTGCCCTACATAAATCAGATTCGGATTAGACATGCCGTTGAGCTGTGCAATCTTCTGGTGGGTTGTGCCGTATTTAGCTGCAATACCGGAAAGCGTATCTCCGCTCTGTACAGTGTAATACTGTGCACTTCCGGCGTTAACTTGATCCTGTACATTGTTATATCGACTTCCAAGAACTGTCTTGCGCACATCTCCATTTCCATATCTGCCGGATAATACTTCCTGCGCCAGATTGCTTGTGCTCGTCGCCCAGATGTGATTGATAAAATTCTGCACCTCTTCGTAGCGGGTTCCAAGATTCCGAATCCGGTCTTCGCCATTGCCAAACTCTCCGAGCATTGTCTTGTACGCTAGATCTAATATAGATCCTTCCGGTGTTGCGGTTGCCGGCTTCGGTGTCTCTGGCTGTTCCGGAACAACTACGTTCGTCTTGTCGCTGACGGTATATTTGCCCCAGTCCTCTTTGCTTCCGTAAAATTTATCCAGATCAAGATTTCCATCATAACCACTTAATCTTCCACAGGACGCGTACTGCCGGATTGCACAAGCGTATTTTCCCTCATTCCACGGGGCGTCTTGATATCCGGTTGGATCGTTATCCGCATACTGTGCGATCCACAAGCCATAGTTACCTATGTTATCGAATTTGTAGCTGATCGACTGTGAACAATATAAGATCGGATGCACACCGGTCTTACTGTATACATAATCTAGCCAAGACTTGCACCAGGCGTAATCGCAATTTCCGAAAGAAGCGTTATTTCCTGCTTCCCAGTCCAGGACAAGCATTGCTTCTCCAAGACGATTGCCAACATTTCCTAAAAAGTAATCCGCTTCCGCCTGAATGTTTCCGCCGTTGGCATAATGGTAGATTCCAAGGCATTTTCCGGCAGCTTTCGCCTGCTCATAGGCTCTCATATAATCCGGATTTACATAATTTATCCCCTCTGTCGCCTTGATCACCACAAAATCACATGGTACAACCGCAAGATTGATCCCGTTTTGCCAGCTACTGATGTCGATTCCATTTAATGCCATAACTTTTCCTTTCTATCGCTAACTTTTGGTAGTAAAACAAATAGCTTCGTCTGTATGTGTCTATTCGTCCTTATTCATCTGCTTAATCAACTGGTTCACATAATTACTAAGTCCAGCCACTAAAATTCCCTGTACAATTGCCGTAAATATAGCCATTGCAATATTTTGTGTACCTTTAAGGTCGCAAGTTGCTACCACGTAGATACCGCAGATAGTAATTCCAACAACACCGAGTATTGCTGGAATATACTTGTCTGTTATTTTTCCGGTATTTTTTAAACCGATTCCAACAAAGTACAGTACAACTGCTACTACTACCAGTTCCGGTTTTACATAATTCATAATCTGTTCCATAATATCAATCTCCTTTTTTCTTGTTTAGATGAAGGTCTTTAATCTCTTCATACATCTTTGTTCCAGTTCCGTTCCCGCCTAATTCGTGATACGATTCGTACATATCACAAAAATTTTCAAATGCGTAAGGTGGGATAGAACCAAGTTCCATATATTTATCATGGTACTCAAACAATTTTACTTTCAAGAGAATCATCGTTCCCTTGCTGTTTGCATCTCTGTAATGCTTCTGGTTCTTCAACAGCCAGATGATATAACCTAGCACAATAGGAAGAATCAGCGTATATGTCTGCATCAAAAATTCTTTCACTGCATCTGTCTCTCTTTCTTAATTTTGCGTACAAAAATAAGACCTCTCGGTCTCGCTCTGATATCCATATGTCTCTCCACCTCAATTTACGCATAAAAAATAGGAGATTTTCTCTCCTATTCTGGTGCAATATGTATATAAAGATTATGCTCCAATAAAATATCATACACTTTCACAATGTCAATCTCATCGTCACCTTCTGCCGCACTTCTAAAATTACATTTATAAGTACTTTTATCACCCTTCAGGAAATCTTCAACTCCCTTTAAAGACTTCTTTTTGATATTTAAATGACTCAGCGTTTTCATGATATCTTCTATATCATCTTTGCTAAACAGACTTAACTTTTGTACTTCTATGCTATCTTTACTTAAGTCCAACAGCTTTGAAGAATCTTTTCCCATATCATATACACTCTTCTGAATATAATCCATTGCTTTTACTTGCTGTACAGATATAAATTTCACATCCGAAAGAGCCTTCCTTGTTTCTTCATTAAAAATTTTCGACTCTTCATAAAAAGTTTTCGCTTGTTCTCCGGATTTTTTACTATCTATTATTGAGTATATTGCTAATATTATGGAAACTATTCCAAGCACTATTGACAATATCGTAGAGATATTTAATATCCATTGCCACATACACATATTCACTCTCCTTCCACCGCCATTATACAGCAGAAGGAGAACTCTGCCAATGATTAATCTCCCAGTATCAGTGCAATCTTCTTAGCTCTTAACGCATCTCCTCCACCGGCAGATACTTCCGTGTAGCAGTCTGCATCATTCTTCACAATCGTTGTTCCGGCATAAGTAGTTAATTCTTGGTAGGCTTGGATTTCGGATGGTGTTATTTGTATCTGCAAAATAAAACCTCTCGGTCTTGCAAGTATTTCCATATGATCGCTTCTGTAATTGATTAATCTGTTAAAGCTCCCCTTTAACTAACTGTTTCGGCATCCTCGGTAGGCTCGTCTGTTTTGCTGTCCTCGGCATCCAGCGCATCATAATACGCCTGTGCCAGGGCTTCCACCTCGGCAATGTCCTCTTCAGTCAGCAATCCACTGTCCAGATGGCTGTAAGCCTTGTCAAGCCAATAGGCCACATCTCTGCCTGCAACAATTTCGCGCTTGATGCTGCGCAATGTCAGGTCGTGCCGTGCTTTACTTTTGATAGCCATAATGTATACCTCCTTTAGGTAGTAGTCATGGACGCGATGGCGTCCTCAAGATTTTTTACGACAAGATTCACATCCCGTTGGTAGCATAGCTTGATGCCTGCGTCATCACTGGCCCGCACTACTGTGTTGGGCGCATAGGTAATCAGCGCTTTGTAAGCGGCAATTTCAGCAGGGGTAAGCGAGGTTTCGATAGGAGTGTCGAGTATGTAATAGATAACGGATTTCACATCTGTCAGCAACTGCTTAAAGGCTTCAAGTGACGAATACTCAGAGTTTGGTGGAAAACTGACAGTAATTTCTTTGTTGCTTGCGTATATTTTCGGCAGATTCTGAATACTGTCATCCCACTTAACATTCTTAAAGGGTAGTATGTTGCAAATAGACCGGACAGAGTCTTTAGCTACATCTGCATTATATATACGCAGTTGAAAATTGTTGTTTCCGCTGGCTAACTTTCGATACGACCACTTATCACCAGGATTTAACTCTTTCACTTTTACCCTCTGCACCTTCACCCATCTCTCCAAGTCCACCTCGTCGCACACCCACTGCTGGCCCTGCGGGTCAGTGTAGTTGCCACCGGACGTTACAGGGATGCCAGGTAAGCCGGGCAGGGTGAGGAGCTGCTCACGGTAGGGTTCGTATACGGTAGCTTCTGTTCCAATTTCTAGCTGGACTTTTGCGCCATTTAATTTAATTAGTGTCGTCGGCAAATAATCATTAGCTACATATACAGCATACCATCCACTTTGCAACGTTGTTGCATATGTACCACCTTTTTCCGATATGAGTTGTGCTTTCTGTGTATATGTTTGTGTTTTTATATCAAAATCTCCAACAAAGCAGTTCGTGTAAATATTGGCATTTCCAGATATAGTAACACTGCTCTCCGCCGGAACGTGAAATACATACCCATATCGCACGCCACCAGTTGGCTTATTAAGCTTTGACATATTGGCTTCCGTCACCACTGGAAACAGATTCTTCCCTGTCACCTTCACTGCCACGCTCCCGCCGTCACCAGCGCTCACGATAGACACAGATGCATCCGGCGTGGGTGTGCCGTCCTGTGTACTTTTGCCGTAGACAGTCAGACCGCACAGCGACGTGGCAAAAGCGTCATTAACGGCGATAGGGTTGCCTGTCTCGCTGCCAACAAGGATATTCTGGCGCTTCTGCAGCACAGCAGTATCTTCCTTTAGTGAACCAATATCCTCTTTATTGGTCGCAATCTGCTCCCGATCGGCTGTGAACTCTTCCGCCACTGCCTGCATCTTACCCAGCTGTTCACTTCCAGCTGCCTGAATATCTTGGACTGCTTTCTCGCCAGATGCTGTAAGGTCTGTCTTGAGCTGTGTCCCAGTTTCAATATTCTCACCAAGAGAAGTGTCCAATGCACCCGCTTGCTTCACAGTCGCACTCAGAGTTTCCTGAACCGTTCCTGCCGTCTCTGTAGACTCATCTAATGCAGTCTTGGCAGTTCCTGCTTCCCGGATGGACGTATCCAACTCTGTCTTTGCAGTTCCCGCCAGCTCCACCGACTTGTCCAGTGCTGTCTTAGAAGTACCGGCTGTCTCAATAGAATGTTCAAGTTCTTTCTCGGAAACACCAGCATTTATAATGGTCTGTTCAAGTTCTCCCTTGGACTCTGCAACCTGATTTTGAATCCGTTGGATCTCGCCATCAGTGTGAGTAGTAATCTTGCCTGCAGAGGTCTCTTCCTGATTCTGGATAGCTTCGATTGCTTCCAGCTTTTTCTCTCCGACTTTCCTAAGAGCATCTTCCTTGGTCTTTTCTGCTGTAACTGCACTCTCCGATGCACTAGAAGCATACTTACCGGCTTCTGTCGCACTT